TGAAATGAATATTGAAATTCAAGAGCAGAAAAAAACTCTGTTTGACGAATGGGACGTTGAAGAGTTTAACTTAGAAGTACAAAAAAGAGTTGAAGCGTTTTTAGAGGAGTATTAATAATGGGTTGGCGTTATCAAGCAAAACGACTTAAAGAGCAAGAGGATGAATGATGACTGGTAAGATTTTTGATTTAGAACAACGTATCATGAAATGCTGGAATGTAGTTGATGATTTAGATGACTTGTATTATTATTTTGGTGATGACCCGTTCTTCAAAGATATGGACGCAAAGCATCGAGACAAAATATGTAACTTGTTGTTGGGTATGAAAGAAATGTACCAAATAAAGTTCCAGAAGTGTATCTTTGATTTTGAGGTGTTACGTGAGCGTATAGGGGATTGTTGTGTTCGTAGTGATACAGTGTTGTACAAAAACGGGTAGTGAATCAGAATTAGGATTCTTTCCAGATATGCCAAAGGCTTATAAGTTTTTATTGACAAAACAGGCTCAATATCCCGAATTAGAATTTTATATCTTACCAGATGGAGGAGTTGACAATGACTAGTTTAGAGTTTACACTTTGGTTGGTTTTAATTATTAGCATTATATGGGCAATTTATGAGGATTTTGAGCAATGAGATGCAAAGCATGTGATACAATACTAAATGACTATGAGTGCAGACGTAAGAACCCTGAAGGCGTTCATTATGACTTATGCAGTGGTTGCTATAGGTACGTAAGGGACGCACAGACAGAGGACGAACAAAGTGTTGATGTCGATAGTGTTATGAGGTACAGTAGAGAGGAGGAAGACATAAGAAATATTTTGTAATTAGTAGTGGACATTAGATTAAAAACATGGTATACTATACGTATACTTAAGACAAACTTAAAGTATATTCATTAAAGATTAAATTCTTAAGAGTTCTTAGGAATAGACATAACCCATAGGAGATAATTATGTCAAACGTAGCAATTGGTACAGTAGCTTTTGAGTCATTACGTCAAACCGACGTGTTCAATGGTCAAGATACAGGTAAATATAACGTCACGATTACCTTGGACGAGGATTCAGCAGACGAATTAGTCGATGCAGGTGTCAAGCTTAGAGATTACGAAGGTAACAAACAACGTAAGTTTGCCAGTAAATACTTAGTTGATGTCTTTGACAACACAGGCGGTCGTTTTGATGGTCAAGTGACCCGAGGATCTAAAGTCAAAGTAAAGTATAGCCTAGGTAAACCTCATCCAGTACATGGTGTGTCCCCTTACTTAGTCGCAGTGAAGATTATGGAATTAGCGGAAGACACAGGAGGAGAAAACAACGGTGACTTCTAAGTTTATTCAACATGAGTCATGCCCGTCGTGTGGCTCAAAGAATAACCTTGCTCGATACGATGATGGTCATGCGACATGCTTCGGTATGTCGTGTAACCACTACGAACCACCTAGTGACGGTAAGATACCCGAGCAAGCATTTGATAATGTACCTAAAAGGAGACTAGAATTGACTGGAGTTCACGCAAGTATACCAGATAGGCGAATATCAGATAAGACGTGTAAGAAGTACAATGTAACAGTGGAATACGGGACGGACGGTACGATAAGTAAACACCACTATCCTTATTACTCTAAGTCATCGGAAGACCAAGTAGGATCAAAGGTACGTGTAGTAGAGAACAAACAGTTTTATGTCTCAGGTTCACTACAGGATACACAATTATTTGGTGCTCAGGCATGGAAAGGAGGCGGTAAGTACATTACGATTACCGAAGGCGAAGCTGACGCACTGGCAGTAGCCGAGATGTTCGATTGTAAGTTCCCAGTAGTTAGTCTACGCACAGGGGCACAAGGAGCAGTCAAGGACATTAAGGACAATCTAGAGTACTTAGAATCATTTGATAACGTAGTGATATGTTTTGATAATGATAAGGCAGGACAGGAAGCGTCCAAGGCAGTGCTCGATTTATTTACACCTGATAAAGCTAAGAACGTTACGTTGTCCATGAAGGACGCAGGTGACATGCTTAAGGCAGGCAAGGTCCGAGAGTTTACACAGGAATGGTGGAACGCTAAGGCTTATAAACCAGATGGTATCATCAGCGGCTTAGACACTTGGGATTTACTGATAGCTCAAGATAACGTAGTGTCCATTGATTACCCTTGGCAAGGAATGAATGAATACACTAAAGGGTTTAGACGTAAGGAGCTAGTGACATTGACGTCGGGCTCAGGCATGGGTAAGTCTCAGATTACAAGAGAGCTAACGCATTACCTGATGAACGCAACGGAGGATAACATAGGCATCCTAGCGTTAGAGGAGGACATACCCAAGACAACACTAGGCATTATGTCAGTAGAGGCTAATTTACCTTTACATTTACATCCTAACTTGACTAGGGAAGAGAAGAGACCTTACTGGGAGAAAACATTAGGCAACGGAAGGTTCCATTTACTGGACCACTGGGGCTCAACTCAGGAAGATAACCTACTGGGACGCATTAGGTACATGGCTAAAGGATTAGACTGTAAGTGGGTAATACTGGACCACTTAAGTATCGTAGTGTCCGACCAAGAGTCAGGGGATGAACGTAAGGCTATCGACAGTATCATGACTAAACTTAGGTCCTTAGTACAGGAGACAGGCATAGGATTGTTCCTAGTATCACACCTTAAGCGACCACAGGGTACTAAAGGGCATGAAGATGGTGCTCAGATATCCTTAGCGGACTTACGTGGTTCAGCGTCTATCGCTCAGTTATCTGACATGGTAATAGGCTTAGAACGTGACCAACAACACGATGATGAAGCTATACGTAACACAACGACAGTACGTGTGCTTAAGAACAGGTTCGTAGGTTTGACAGGTGCTTGTTGTTACCTTAAGTACGACAGAGACACAGGACGGATGACCGAGGTAGCCAAACCAGAGGAGACCGCACAGAATAACTTGGAGTTTTAATAATGAGACGTTTAGTATTTGATATAGAGACCGATGGTTTAAAACCTAAGGTGATACACTGTATCGTGGCTATAGATATTGATACTAAGGAAGAGTACATATACCGTAGTGATAGAGGTAACCTAGAGGACTTCAAACAGTTACTCAAAGAACCTTGCGAGCTCATTGGTCATAACATTATTGGTTACGACGTACCAGTATGCGAAAGACTCATGGGAATTAACTTCAAGAGTCATAAGATTACTGATACTCTTGTTATGTCTAGACTTGCTAACCCTAGTCGCCTTGGCGGACACAGTCTTAAAGTTCTAAGTGCAGGCGGAGACGAGGAGAAAACACATCATGAAGATTGGTCTATTATTTCTGATGATATGGTGGCGTATTGCGTACAGGATGTTAGAGCTAACGTTGGAGTATACTGGAAGCTCATCGACGAGCTTAAGGACTTTGATGACCAGAGCATTAGTCTTGAGCATCAAGTACAAACTATTGTACAGAGACAAGTAAGGACAGGATGGTTACTCGACGTACCTAAATGCTATGACCTATTGGCAGAGCTTAAGGAACGTAAGATGTCACTGGAGGACGAAGTACACAAGAGATTCAAACCTAAGTTTAAATTCATTAAGGTTGTTACACCTAAGGTCAAGAAGGACGGTACGTTCTCTAGCGTAGGTCTTAAGTTCCTAGGTGACCAATGGCTTAATGTTGCAGGTGAGTTCTCTAGACTAGACGTAGTACCTTTTAACCTAGGTTCACGACAACAAATCGGAGAGTATCTTAAAGACTTCGGATGGAAACCTAAGGTCCTAACGGACTCAGGACAAGCCAAGGTCGATGAGAAAGTACTGAAGGAAGTTAAGAACATTCCCGAGGCCCGATTGATTGCTGATTACCTTATGGTTCAAAAACGTATTGCTCAGGTAGACAGTTGGTTAACAAGCCTAGACGAAGACACAGGACGTGTTCATGGTTACGTTAATACTAATGGTGCAGTGACTGGACGTATGACTCACAGTAGTCCTAACGTTGCTCAGGTTCCTGCGGTGTACTCAGAGTACGGTAAGGACTGCCGTAGCTGTTGGATAGTCAAGGATGGTTACAAGTTAGTCGGTTGTGATGCCAGTGGCTTAGAGTTACGTATGTTAGCTCACTACATGGCTGATGATAAATATACTTATGAGGTACTCAATGGAGACATACATACAGCAAACCAGAATGCCGCAGGACTCGATACACGAGACCAAGCTAAGACTTTCATCTATGCTTTCCTATATGGAGCAGGAGATGCTAAGATTGGCTCAATCGTTGGAGGGTCAGCCAAGGTCGGTGGACAGCTTAAGGCTAAGTTTCTATCGAACACGCCTAGCCTTGAGAAATTACGACAGAACGTTGAGCTCGCTTCAAGCAGAGGCTATCTCAAAGGACTAGACGGTCGTAGAGTATACGTTAGAAGTGCTCACTCAGCACTCAATACTTTACTACAGTCAGCAGGTGCAATAGTTATGAAAAAAGCCTTGATTATTCTTGATGAATATGCTACAATATGGGGGCTTGATTATGCTTTTGTAGGTAACATTCATGATGAGTTTCAAATAGAAGTCAAAGCGGAAGACGCAGACAAGTTAGGTAACCTAGCGGAAGGCTCAATACAAGCCGCAGGTATACAACTAGGTTTACGTTGTGCGTTAGACGGTGAGTACAAAGTCGGTGACAACTGGGCAGACACCCA